ATCTCGAGGATGATCTCGAGGATGATCTCGAGTTTTGGCATTTTACCTGTTTACACCGGGCGAATCGTATGCCATAAGATAGGCAAGACAAACGCAAACCACCACAAACGAAAGAGTGTAAGATGAAAATCAATCCGTTCCTGAATGTATGTAAAATCGCCAATGATCCCGCAGAATACGCCGACTCCGTTGTCCTTGTTTATACTGATACCTGTCAGGTTATGGGGCCTTACTTTGGTGAGTCGGATCAATTCACGGCCTATGATAAAGCTGTATCGACCGGACGTCCGTTCACTTTCAACACATGGGCGCACAAGGGTTAATTCCTTGGATAGCGTCGCGGCGCTATCTTATGGAATCAATCACCACAACCACCACAAACGAAAGGTTTAAAACATGACAAACGATAAAGCATTGCAGAACGCCTACACGGCGATTTCTATGGCCTTGTCACACGGCTGCATTGATCTAGAAGACCACCCACGCGATAGCGTAGCAGACCAATTTTTTGGCGTGGCAAGGGACTATGGTTGGGCCTTGTCGCGTGATGTGGCGTTCGATTTTGACGCGGATTCGTTGCTCAAGCGTCTTTACACTGAGGCCGGAATCTAATCAAAACCACCACAAACGAAAGGTTAAAACCATGACAAAACGATACAACTATCGCAGAACCACCAACCGTCAAACGTATGTAGCCATTGCATGCGCATGGATATTTGTTACATGCGGGATTACTTTCCTGCTTTCGATACCAATCTTGGATGCAACCTTGTAATGAAATTGCGCCATTTAATCCAGGACACCTTGGCATTGATTGCCATTGCCGCCCTAACTCTCTCTCCTCTCTACCTGTAAGGAATCAAGACTATGCAAAACTCTACATTCACACTCGCAACTGAAACCACCAACGGCACAATTGTTCGCCTTGATATCGCACCAATGTCCCGCGCCATTGCTGAAAAGCATGCTAATACCTTGCGGCAATTGGCACCTGGTACACCCGTTATGGTTATTAACTTGGAATCTATCTAATGGATACGCCTGCAACAAAACTACGCAGGGAAGGTCGTTTGTTCCTCTTTTCTCAATTGCCAGTTGGAGCTTGTTTCGAATGCAATGGCAATATTTGGACGAAACGCACAACCAAAACAGCCGTCGGAGTCTGGCCAGCCTATCTGCCTGAATGGTCATATTTCCCGCAATCAATCCGAACCTACACTAAGGAATCTATCTAATGGAAATCAAACCCATGCAGCACCTTAACCTAACATATAGTGGGCAAGGTAAATACACAGTCACGTGGGCAGGCTGGCCTAGTGAAAATTTTAAGACCGTTCGGCGTACTATGCAGACCGAGTATGCAGACGTTCGTGACGTTGCACCCATTGCGGCCCAATTGTTTGCCCGTTGGCTTGAAACTGGCCCTATGGGGGAAGACTGTAAGGCGGTGGTGGAGTTGGTCACTCACGCGCATATCAATGGTGACAAGAGCGCCGTTGGTGTATCAATCAACTGGGAAAGGAAATAACTATGACTACGGAAAACTTTATTGAGCGCGCTCAAGATATGATTGACCAGCGTTTTGAGTATGAAACAACGCATCAGGATGCAGGCGACAACTATTCACATTTAGCTAGTGAAGGCGATTTTGACTACCACAATGGCGAGTCTCGCTTGCAAGAGTACTGCCAAGAAATGGGCATTGATCTGAGTGGTGTTGAAATTGATCTTCTTGCAAGAGATGTAATCTTTTGGGGCTATATGGTCCAAGGTCGTGGTTTTGATCCACAAAAGCGATTTATTGTCGCTAGCTATATCGTGGGCGAGATTGAGGAACAAATTGAGTCAACCACCATTGGCGCAAGATTTACGCCTTACCTGATTGAACAACTGAATAGGTGTACGGATGCATTTTGGACCTATTCAAGCCCGGATATGGCCTATTTCTATATCAACGCAAGCGACAACCATTGGGATCACGTTTGCGATGCGGATACAATTCGCGACCTAGTCGAGCAACATAAGGACAACTAAAATGACAATGCAAACATATGAGTATGAGTATACCGATACCTTTGCAGGGGAATCCAATTACTGTTGGGTAAAGCGTGGCAAGGTGCATGTGCCTGATCTAGTCCATTATGGTTACACCGGATCAACGGACGGTACTTATAGCAAGGCTGACAAGGCACAACATAGGCAGCTTATGGTGCTGGTTAAACGTGAACTAGGTCTGACTGGGGTGCGTGGTACTGTAGAGAATGGGGGTGGTTATATTGCATTCCGGCCTTATGGCATGGCTACAGTCTTGTTTATTACATTCAGTGAATAGCAAGCGATATAAGCGCCACCTAGGCCACCTAGGCCACCTACCTAGGGCAAGACTATAGATGCCGCCCTAGCACGCCCTGCAGCGCCCCTACACACCACAACCCACATAAGGAATCCCACAATGTTTGACCTACCTGAAAACGCAATTCTCTACGCCAACGACAGCCATGGCGTTTACATCCCACAACATTTCTCTGAGTCTATCGACCCTAGGCATCTATCAGGCGTCACTGGTGAAGACATGGCGATACTACTAGCTGGCCCTGATCATGAATATTATTGGGATGCATGGCACGACGTAGAGAGCAACGCAGTGCTAACGGACAGCGATGGTATTGAATGGGTATTATACCAAGACGGAGACTTGTGGCTATTGCCTAGAGATTGGACGCCTGAGTGTGATTAGGGCAGTTGCGCCACCCCCATACGTTGACACTCTAGGCCAGCCCCTAGCACGCCCTGCAGCGGCTCTACGCGTGACAATTACCTTAGGCTTGCCAATGGCTTGTCTAGGGTTTTTGTCGTTATGTGCAAGTCACTTGGCGCGATATGCAAGTCGAATCAATGGTACTCAGGGACTGCGAATCCTCAAGTCTGTGTCAAGTATTTTCTTTCGTGCCATGGAATTATCCTTTAGAATGTGATACTTATGCCACACACTCGAGTGTCCCCCTAGTTTGTTACAGTCGATCACATTTGCGTGAGGTATGTTACAAGGGGTTGACAAATGTATGGGACCCTCTGGATTTTGGCGAGGTGATTCGCGGGGCGTCGGTAGCCCCAGTGAAATCCAAAAGAAAGATTTTACTTTAGCATGTGACAAAACAGCGCAGCGTACTAAGGTTACACCGAGGTAGACTGTAACAAGTGGGCGCAGCGCACTGCTTAATCGATCACAAATTACACTTTTGTAACAATTATCACGAACTTTCTTTTGTGTATTATCAACACCTTAGAAAATAGTTTACAAATGTTGCAGGTTTACCCTTGTATTTTAGCTACAAAAAGTTCTTATATATAAGTAAGACCCTCTAAGGGGGGTAAGGGGGGATCACCAAAGGATAACTACAAGAACACTCTGGCTACCCACTTAAGTGAAGATTAAGAAAACAAACACACTAAGTGATTAACAACTTAATAGTTCTCATACTTAAGAAACACTTTAGTATGTACTTAAGTACCACTATAGTATAAGCTGATTAGGTTGTAGTTACTTGATAGTGTCTACCCACTTAAGGAACCACTTAAGTATAGAGCAGTATAGGTTACTGATACTTGGTGTAGCTATATACGATAGTATGTACTTAAGTATGGGGTCCATATCGTCTACCACCTTTTGTGTAGTTATACTTAAGTACCCCACTTCGGCTACCATCTTGAGGTGTATATCAACCTTGTATGTGTAGCTAGACTAATACAGACGCGATGTAAGAGCGTTGAAGGAATACCACCCCATGAGAACCACGGAGAGGATATATTTCCCCGTTAGGACTTCCTCATGAGGGTGGGTAATAACACTCAGTAAGGAACAACCCTATGGCTGGTGCGCCAATCAACAAGCTAGGTAAGAACAAGAAGATCGCTGACCTTGTGCAGAAGCGTACCAAGGAAGGTGTATCCGTTAAGGATATTGTAGGTGAGGTTAAGGCTAAGTTTAATGATGCCCCTCAGTCTCTCAATACCTTCTACAAGTACTACAAAGAAGACCTAGACGCTGCTCGTGCTGAGATTAACGGTATGGTAGGTTCTATGGTTCTTAAACGTGCTATGGAAGAGGGTGAGTTTGGGCATTTTGCATCTCAAGAATTGTTCCTTCGTAGTAAGGCCGGGTGGTCGCCAACCAGTACCAACATCGAAGTTGAGCAAGACAGTGCAGATGAAGACTTGAGTGCTATTGACCAACTTGCTGAGTTGCTAGGAATTACCGACGATGACCAAGACACAGACCAAGAAAAGCTGTAGTACGTGCAAGGTTACACAACCTTTAAGCAACTACCACAAGAAAGCTCAAAATAAAGCAGACGGACACACCAATGTGTGTAAATCCTGTTGTAAAGCCTACGGGGCTAAGTGGCGCAAAGAGAACGCGGATAAAGTCCGTGAAGACAAAGCAAAAGACTACTTAAATAATATCGACAAGTATAAGACTCGTGCAGTACAGTGGAAGCAAGAGAACAGGTATAAAGCTACAGCCAGCAATGCTAAACGTAGGGCAGGCCGAGCATCCCCCACCACTAACCATGGTGATGCGAGAGGTATGTACAAACTATCCCGTAAGCTGAACGAATTGACAGGTGGGGATTTGCAGGTAGACCACATTGAACCTCTCGTGCATTCTGATATATGCGGACTTCACACAGGGGTTAACCTACAGTTACTCGCTTCTAAAGTGAATGCTACAAAAGGTAACCGCAGAGACTTTATAACCCCGATTGAAAGCCTCCGTAATTATGCCCCAACCAAAACTTACAGCGCAAACACTTAGGGACTTACCCCCAGCTAAGGCCAAGGAAGTCCTCTCTAAGCTGACACCTAAGCAGGCACAGCAGCTAAAGTACGACTGGTCTTTTTGGGCCAGACACGACCAAATCCCCCCGCAAGGAGACTGGAACACTTTTCTAGCACTTGCGGGTCGCGGATGGGGAAAAACAAAAGCTGCTGCTGAGTGGGTTCGTGGTAAGGTCAAAGAAGGCCACAAGCGTATCGCTTATGTATGTGCCACCAATGCAGATATTGAGAAGGTCTTTGTTAAAGGCGAGTCTGGTATCCTTAATTGCTGTTGGGACGGTGACAAGGATAACAAAGGCAACATAATTGGTATGCCTGTTTGGTCGCCTACTAAGAGAACTATTACGTGGTATCTTGACGGTGACCCAAACAAAAGAGAAATTGCTCAGGTACAAGCCTTTAGTGCAGAAGAGCCTGACCGACTTCGAGGCCCACAGTTTAGTGCTGCTGCTTGTGACGAACTTTGTGCATGGAACCGGGATGAAGATACTTGGTCAATGCTACAGTTTTGTTTGCGTTTAGGTAAACATCCACAAGTTTTCATTGCCACTACACCAAAACCTACCAAACTTCTTCGTCAGTTAATCAAAGACGAGAAAACCCTTATCGTAAGAGGTTCCACCTTTGACAACAAGGCAAACCTCTCTAGTGTGTATATCGAACAGGTTAAACGCTTGTATGAGGGTACACGCTTAGGTAAGCAAGAATTGTATGCTGAGGTACTAGAAGAAGCTGAAGGCGCTCTATGGACGACTGAGACGCTTGATGAGTGTCAAATCTCTAGAGAAGACCTCCCCCACCTAAACCGTATTGTTGTAGCTATTGACCCTGCTGTGACTGCCAATGCTGAGTCTGACATGACAGGTATTGTTGTAGCTGGTATAGACGTTAATGGCAAAGGTTACATTCTAGGTGACTACACAGATAAACTATCTCCTCAAGGGTGGGCAGCTAAGGCTATCTCACTCTACCATCATTACCAAGCTGATCGTATCGTAGCTGAGGTAAACCAAGGTGGAGACATGGTTAAGACTACCATCCACGGTGAAGACGATACAATCCCATTCAAAGCTGTTAGAGCTAGTAGAGGTAAGTATGCCCGTGCTGAACCTATCAGTGCTCTCTATGAACGTAAGCTAGTACATCATGTTAGAAACCCTGAAGATGGTGCTAACCTAGAGGAACTAGAAACTCAAATGCGTACATGGGAACCTTTGGGTAGTATCGGCTCTCCTGATAGATTAGATGCTATGGTGTGGGCCTTAACAGACTTAATGCTTAATGGCTACACTAAGCCTAAACTACAACTTGCGTACAGTAACGCAAAAGGACTAGGAAGTAAATAATGGCTACTCTTAATGATCGAGTGTTTGATAATGGCCTTACGGTCCTAGACACTGAAGCTAACCGTATTGATATTACCTCTATTGAGGCTACTACGTATACAGAAGCCACAAGCACTAATACATTAGGTAACTCTACCAGCCTAAGCATTGGTGCGCCTGCTGACCGTGCTGGTGGTGGCCGTGAAGTTACTGTAGCTGCCATTACGGACGGCTCAGTTACAGGCACAGGCACAGCTACTCACTACGCCATTGTAGATACTGTAAACTCTCGCCTATTGGCTACAGGCTCCCTTTCTGCCTCTCAGGCCGTTACTTCTGGTAACACCTTCACATTGTCTTCCGTAGCAATCGGTATTCCTGATCCAGCCTAAGAGGTTTCTTAAATGGTCACTCTCGTAAACAGAGCCAAAGTATCCACCGCCACTACAGGCACAGGTACAATCACGCTTGGCACTGCTGAGAGTGGCTATCAGACCTTTGCTGATGCTGGTGTCGTTGATACTGATGTAGTTCGCTACGTCATCGAAGACGGGACTGATTGGGAGATCGGCACAGGCACATATACGGCTACTGGCACTACGCTGTCTCGCACGGTGCTTGAGAGTTCCAATGCTGATGCTGCCCTGAACCTGACTGGCTCCGCAGTGGTGTATGTCTCGGCTACGGCTGAGGATATTCCGCCTGTTCTTGAGTTGTATGCTGAGAACCCGTCTAGTCCTACTGCTCCCTCTGCTACTGGTGCAAATGCTGTGGCGATTGGTACGAACTCAGGCGCAAGCGGGATTGAGTCTGTTTCCGTTGGTGGTAATAGCAATGTATCTGGCGATTACTCCATCGCACTTGGCAATAGTAATGACGTAACAGCTTCGTTTGCTGGTGCAATAGGATTAGCTGCTGATGCCACAGGTAATTACGCTTTTGCACTAGGCGCGGCTTCATTTGCGTCTGGCTTACAATCGGTTGCCATTGGCCGAGATACTGACGCAACAAGTTCTGGTGCTTTGGCTATTGGGTATCAGGCACAGGCCAAAACTGGATCAAACGCAACAGCCATTTCACGTTCCTACGCCTCTGGCACAGACTCTTTTGCAGCAGCTATAACCAACAACACCTCTAGCTATGGCGCTACTGGGTCTAGTTCTGTGGCGATTGGGCGATTTGCTAGGGCTTCTGCGCAAGACGGAATAGCAATAGGCGATACGGCTTTAGCATCTGGCATCAATGGCCACGCTTTTGGAAATGCAGCCATTGCCTCTGGCTCAAAGTCAGTAGTTATCGGTGGTGATGGGAATGTCGCATCTGGCGGTGGGTCTGTTGCTATTGGTGGTTATTACGCAGTCTCGGCAATTAACAGCAAGGTTGTATTTGGCGGGGGGTATATCGGCACCAATCCAACGGTTAATGCCTACCAAGCGGGTCTGCTGTCGCTCGGAGTGAACACTGTTGACGCTACGCCGACTGTATTAAGATCTGACAATCTTGCTGCATCTGCAACCAACCAAATCATCCTGCCCAACAACTCTGCCTACGCCTTTCACGGCACCATTGTAGCCCGTCAGCAAGCCTCGGCAGGTACAGCATGTGCAGCTTGGAAGATCGAGGGCTTGATCCGCAGGGAGGGATCGGCGGGGACGACAG